AGCGTCGGGAAGCGCGGCTGACTGCTGGGATTGCTGGGCTGCCTCTGCAACCCCCGCCTCGCTCTCAGACCACTGCTGGAACTCCTCCCACCGGTTTTTTGTTGGGAAGTGCTGACTGAACCATGCCTGGACATGTTGCTTTTCAGCGGCGCTCGCGTTCTCCAGCTCTTTGTAGCGACTCTGCCAGTCTGCCGGTGAGGTTTCCGCAGGCTCTTCGGCAGCCTCTTCCGCAGGCTCTTCGCCCTGCTGGGATACAAACTTTCCGCTTTCATCGCGCGGGGTTTCTGGCTGGGTGGCTTCGTTTTTTATTTGATTGATATCCGCGTCAAGGGTTGCGAAGGGATCACCGCCATCGGGCGTCGTCGCCTGGGTTTCGTCACTCATCTAAAAGGCTCCTCTTTCTTCCATTGGGTTAAAGCCGGGTCCGCGTGGACCAACTGCTTGGTTAAGCTCTGGGGTGCCGCCACCTACCATTCCAACCGGGGCCCCGCCTCCACCTGTCTCCGTGAACGGGATCTCAGGTGGCATTGCTTCTATCATTCCCTCTGGGCTCCCAGCTTGCGGAGCGCCCAGTTGTGGAGGGGCCCCGCCACCCTGTGATGCCTGCTGGGTTTGGGAGGGGTCCATCCCCAGTGCCTGCACCCAGGTGGGGGCCCCTTGCATCTGCATCTGGAGTTGACGGTAATGCTCGGCTAGGTGCTGCTCGTAGAACTGTTGCACTTCGGGCGGCAGCTCTCTGAAGGCGGGCCCCTTCATGTAGGTCAGAATTTCCGAGATGTGGACCGCATGGTTTTCCCACCAACGGACGGCGACGTGGCCATGCATCCTCTCGTCGGTCATCATGTCGTTTTCTTGCCTTGCATAATTCCTGTCGCTGTTGTCGTCGTCAATGAACTCCGAGAGTCCAAGCGTGCCGAACGCTTTTCGGAACTTGACCAGCGTTTCAGGATCTTCCATAGGCCCAAAACCCCCAAGCTGAAGAAGCTGGAGGGATACCTCTCGCTCATAGGATGGGAACTTGGGTAGCAGGCTGCCTGAGCGCACATCCACATCAGTGGAGTCGATGTGATCTCGGTGCAGGCGCATCGCTTCCGGCCGCTTACCTTCGCCCAGTACACTGATTGTGATCTCGGTTTGCATATACTTCTTCCACATCTCAAGCAGCATGGACCCCAGCTCTGCCATTGAGCGTTCGAGGGTTCGCGATGCCGGTCCCAGTTTTGTTGCATCCTGGTCACTCAGCATACCAATTGCCCGCCCAGACACTACCCCCGTGGGGGCTCGGCCCTGGCTAACCTCATGGACACCGCTGATGTCATACATAGAGCCCTTAATGGAATCGACCAGCTCGTAGAGCGAGTTGGGTATGGGCACGGGCGGTACCCTGGATGGCGCAGGGCCCATGTTGGCGTTGTAGAAGATGACATGGTCGGGTCTGTTTTTGATCCCCTGCTTCGATATAGAACCCGCTGCCGCTACCCACGGGGGTTGAGTGGCCAAATTCCTGAGTTCCAGCACCTGGCTGATCGTCCTGTTCAGCTCACGTTGCAGTGGCACAAGGCCTCGCATGGAACCGGTTCCCCAAAAACGATCGCCCATCTCCCCAACCCGCACTTCAGCGAGGGAGAATCGCCGCATGGGTAGGGATGTTTCCTCAAGGACAACACCCTCGCTGCATATAATGCGGCGGCCTTCAGGATGTTCCTTGTTGGGGCGCTCCTGGTATTCGAGCAACCGGTAAATCTTGCTCTCCTCAATGCCAGAGGTGTAGCCTCGGAAGTCCTGCTTACGAGTGCTTTCCTCATCGCCCACAAACCCAACCCCCCGGCTTCGGCGGGAGTCAATTGACTTGGTTAGTCCTGGCCAGCGAAGCTCAACAGCAGCTTGCGTCAGGTTGTGCGATAAGATGACCCACTTGGCGTTGTGGAGGCGGGTAGCCTCGGGATCTGGATAAACGTCGAAGGGGCTCCAGGCCTCAATGACTGGGAAACCTGTCTGCTCAACTCGGCCCTCTGTTTCGAAGAGTTGGCCTGCCTCGCTGTCCCAGAAGCAATTGAAGAACCCGGTGCCCGTGACTGACGCCCAAAACACAACCTCATAGGCGGTGGACTGGACGTTTAGCTCCCGGTGTAGGTAATCAAGGAGGAACTCGCCGGCCTTTGCCTTCTGGCGGCGGTCGTCGTCGTTGCCCATCGGGCGAACGATAAACCCAGGACGCTGCTGCGTAAGCTTGGCGCACACCGTGTTGACTATGGGCTGGCAGTAGTTGTTCACGAGCCGGATGCGCCAGGAGGGGGCCTTCGGCTCTTGCGGCTTGCCGTGCCGGTATGTGATGTATTGCTTCCCATCGTAGAAGGCGTGATGCGTCCACCACTCATCGTGCAGCTCGGCCTTCATGGTTTTTGAGTCCCGATACATGGCCATGATCTGCGAGCCGATTTGTTCTTTGCGGTCTTGCCCGCGCTCAACCTCGATGATGTTCAAAGCTTAATTCCCTGGATAGGTGGGAGTGAGTCAACCTGCATGCGGTCATAGTCGTTGTCTATTAGCGGTGAGTTTGGGTGGAACTGTCGCAACATCTCCTGCTCTTTCCACCACTCGAGAAAGTCGCTGGTGTTCTCGCCAGCCTCTAGCGGGATTGTCTGTGCGATTGTGGGTAGCTGGGTCGGTGTGGGCATTGGTAGTGGGTCAGGAGCCGGCGGCTCCACCTCTGCCTCTGGCTCTGGCTCCTCGGAGCCGTCCTCTGCAAATGCCACTGCACGCACAGCAAGCCCCTTTGCGAATGCCTCTGCCGCCAGCTTCAGGTGGTCTAGAACCATGGAATCGCCTCCTCGTCCTCCAGGTAGTCCACTGCCACCTTCGGGTTGAACGGCTGCGCGAACCCGTGTCCAGAGCGATTGAATGATTCTTTTGGCTTGTCCTCGATTGCCGATACGCCTTGCTCCGCAAGTTGTTTATCCACATCTACCGCAATGCACATGGCAATAGAAGCATCGTCATTATATCCAAAGGCTGCTTCCGGCCTGCCGCTGGTCTTATTGCGGATGAGGGTCAACATTTCCCCCAGCAAACGCTGAGAGTATAAAGTCAACTCGCCTCGGCGTACAGCACCTTCAAACAAACCGAACATGTAGTGCCGTGTTCTGGTGTCTGTTGAGTACCCAAGCTTGTTGGTTTCTGTGCCAGCAATTTTACCGGGCTCCGAGAAGCGGCGATACAGCATGCGCTGGGCATGGTGGCTGACAAGGTAGTGAATCACCAGCAGCCCATGGTTGTTGCACTCGGGCACCATAATGCCTTCGTTGTAGAGCATGGCGGCGACCGCAAGCTGCTCTGCCAAAAAGTCGGGCGTCACCTTGGAGTAGAACTCTGCGGCCTGCTCCTTGGTAACCCTGTCAAACACCTGGATGGCAGCAAAGTCATCGTCTACCGAGCGGCCCCCGCCCGCAGCATCTGCGGTAAGGACGTAGCGATGGTCCTTCTGTGGTAGCTTGTAGAACTCCCACCCGCCGCCATCTCGAATAATTCGCGGCTTCCCTTCCTCCATAATCAGGCTGCCGGATGTGGGGGGCTTGAGTTTCTGCACCTGGGCAAGTCGCCGCTGTATCATCTGACCAGAGAACACGCTCCGGCCAGAGCTCACGAACGATATCTCCCAACTCAGCGGCCACTCTTCGTCGAACCTGTCCTGATCACTGTTGCACTTGTTGACCAGTGTCTGCTGCCAGAACCTGATCTTCGGGGGCGCGAGGCCGAACTCCACAGCACGCTCTGCTTGTAGTTGGCTGTACTCAAGCCTGACGGCCATGTCGGCCATAACCTCAACATCCCCCGACTCGTGAGCTTCCTTCAGCCGCTCCCCCAGCCATGCCCTTTCCTTCCGTATCTCCGGGTTTGGGTGGGGGGAGCTGTACTCGGCGTTATCTTTCCACGAGAAGAACATCGGGACGAAGGTGTTGCCGCGCTCGTTCTTGATTGCCCGCATCCACATCTGGTGGAATAGATTGCCCACGCCCTTCGCCGTGGACTCAATAATGATGACTGTCCCAGGCACATCCGGCACAGCGTTCAGCATTGCTTGACACACGTCCGCTGCTGACGACTCTCTGCGCCTGGTCTCCCAGGATGGCAGCTCAGATATGTGCAGGAAGGTGGGCGTGCTGCCGCGCTCGGAGTCTGCGCTACCGCCTTGTGTCTGGCACTCGGCACGACTCCCGTTTACCCACTCAAGCATGTGGCCCTTGGGCTTTGATTTCAGTATTGGCAGCACGTTCGGATCGCACCCCTCTACAATCCGGCTACCGATGCGAAAGAGTTCCCGCGTGGACTTGGTCTCATGGGCCACTGTGATCGCATGGGACTGTGGGTGGGTTTGGCAGTGGTGAATTGCGAGCGCCTGGATCTCCGTCGAGCACCCCTCCTTCCTGCTCTTATCGATGATGATTCGAACAAACCCCCTGTCCGCCATCTGCTTCTCATACTCTGCAAGGAGCGCCACCTGGGTTGCCCGGCCCCGGATGTCAAAGGGGACGAGGGCGAACCGTCCGCTTTTCACATCAACTGAGCGGATCTTGTACTCGCTGGCAAAGCAGAACGTCAGGTCTTCAGAGCACCGCTCTTTGTAGCGGGACAGGGCTGTCATCTGATGGCGCGCAGCTTTGCGTCGTAGTCTGTTACCGTCTGAATGGAGGCGGGTGCGTTACTGATTGTTGTGCCCCGCTCAAAGTTCTTTGCACAGTTTGTCAACAACTTGTCTTCCGATTCAATCATCCTCAAAACGGCCTGATACTCTTCCAACACCAACTCTCCACTATCATATTGGGCCCTTGCCTTTGCCAGCCTGCTTGCCGTACTCCTTGCTGTGCTTACATAAGCGCCGGCCACATCTTGCATGTCCATTGCCCGCGAGAGCAGGGCCTGTTCGGCTGGCACCGGTTTGTCGGTTGACACAGCAACAGCCTAGCACTACCTTCATTGAAGTGTCACGACCCATGCGAGGTACCCCATGGAAATTGAGCCTTTCGGACGCCGCGTAGTAGTGCGGAAAGATATGGAGTACGGCACCAGCGAGGTGCTGTCGGAACTCACGGCTGCGGACGGGAGCGCTGTAAAGCTGTTTGCACCACAGATGTCGCGCGATCCAAACAAGCAGAGCGTGGGTCATGTAGTTTCTCATGGCCCCAAGTGCAAGTATGTCAAAGAGGGGGATCGCATTGTCTATGTGCGCCATCTCGGGGACGCTTCGCTCTTGGACGAAAACCTGCTCATAATGCATGAAGAGGATATCATTGGACGACTCACAGTCGATTGACGCGGCGCTGCTCCAGACAACCCTCGGGGTGCCGGAGAGCTTGGCCAACGAGCCATACCAAGCCATCATCATGGAACTGAGCAGGGTCGCAATACGGGGCCAGCAGGCCCTCTACATGGCGCTGCGCGAACGAAACCCCGAACTCCCAGTGATAAACAACCACCCGCCCTTCTCGTGGCCACTCTCAGTCATTCGACTCCTGACCTCCCTCGAGGGGCTGGGGTATGAGATGGTTGAGGATCACCCCAAGGACACCATTACGTGGCGAATGAAAGCGGTGAGGGAGGGGGACATTGAGCCTATAATTGTGGAAAGTTGTGGGCCAATCGCCGCACTCGCCCAAGTCGTGCTTCTCGCGCATCAGCAAACAAAACCGCGCATTTCCTTGCCCTCGTGAATTACTCGGGTGTACACTTCCTGCCAGACATAGTTGCCACTGAGCAGTCGAGGACATGCGTAGCTACCTCGGCTGTTCTTTTTTAAGCCAATGCCCAAAACAGTAAAAGAAATAAAGGCCCGCCCAGACCTCATTGATGCCCTTGTGGGTCAAGTTGCGCCATGCATCGTGGATGCCGCGAACACTGAGGAGCCCAAGCTAACAGTCAAGAAGCGGCTCAACATCACAATGGCGCCGGCCGACTACAAGCTTTTTGAGATTATCCGCAAGAGCTACAAGATGAAGCCAGAGGAAATGGTTAACCGCGTCCTATGGCTCTTGTGTAGGGCCATTCGAACAGGACGAGACCCCTGGACCGGCGAAGTCATCAATTGGAATTCAGGCATTGCCCGTATACCCAAACACTTGAGGGACGAGTTGGGGCTTTAGCGAAGTTTCTCGGCTTGATTTATTGGTAATGAGACGACCAGCTTTCCGAACTCGTAGTCAACGCCGACTTTCACCCACGGTGGCCGCAGCCCGCTCGACCTGAGCATTTTAAGGATCCCCTGCGCCTCGGAGTCCACAAAGAGCGGCCCCACGTCCAGCGTCCACCAGTGGTGGATGTCTGTCGTTCGGACGTTGGGCCATGCGCGGTATTTCAGAGTGCTCGTGCCGAGCTTTGGGTGGGTTATGGGCTCAGTCATCTAAGCGGCGCGTGTCGAGGATTGCCACCTTCCCCTGGTAGACCAGGCGGATTAGCAAGAGGGCTGCGGGGGCGATCTCCACCTTGCCTGCCCGCCATCGGCTCAGGGTCGCTTCAGAGTATCCACCAAGCGCTTCGCC